CACGGGAATCGAGCTCGCGGATTAGCGAAGCAATGCGCGCATCCAATCGGCTCGCAATCTTCTGCATGTTACGCTCAAACCAAGCGGTTTGTTGATCAATTTCAGCCGAAACGTATTTATACATCAAATATTCCCTGATCAATGTTTGCCGCGCCAATGCGGAAGCGATTGTTATCGGAGTCAATGCGCTCAATTTCCTTTTCAGCATCTTCACGGCTCAGATCTTGGTTGTCTAGCATAATGGCGTCTACGCGGCTCATTGTGCCATTGGAAATTTTCAGCGTGCGCACCTGCTCTTCCTCTAACGGATTTTGTTCAATCGTGATATCGGCAAAATCAATCTTTATGTCGGCAGCTTCTGGCATGTTGATATTGCTATTAAGCCGTTTGCAATCCATGATGAGCTGCACAAGATCTCGCAACGGCTCTCGATAAATCGATCGCTTTTCCACATTATACGATATCACATCTGATTTTGACAAGCGCAATTGATATCCGGAACTGAATGAGCTTCCTTGCTTTATCGCTTCGGCACTGATGCCCATAAGGGACGCCGCAAGCGCTATATTATCGTTAATGATGTCCCAGACCGTCTGAAGCTGTGGCGATGGCGTAGCATAGCCAATAGAGCCGCTCACGTTGCCGGTTACCGGATCGCGTGGGATATTGATGTATCGCTGAACGCCAACGTTAAGTTTCGCCCCTTCCGGCATGCCAGACGTCCACATTGTACTGAATGATTGATAGTCCAGCGCAACATCAAGATTGGTCAGCTGGATATTGGCGCGCATATTGGCGTCTACCATCGGAAATTGACGATCAAGCCAAAACGAGTCAACTGCCATATCGGTGCGAAACCAAGCAATTGGTATGCGACCGTATGGATTAAGCTGAGCCGGCTCAATATCTGCGTCAATCGTTCCATCCGTTTTCAGAGTAACTACGCGATATGCGCCATCCGTCCATAGCGCATACACATCAGATCGCTCTGCAATCGGAGTATTGAACTTGTTACGGATTGTGTAAGCCACAGCTACGGCTTCGGTTGGATCAACATCGTCTTGCCAAACTATGCAACGATCAGGCGTAATGAAGTCCAACTTTATCTTGCCCGTTCGTGGATTAAAGATAGGCGCAATGCCGATCTGATTGCAAGTCTCTGCGTATCGATCAATAACGCGCAAAGAACCGAATAAATTCGTGCCATCAAGCAAATCAGTAAAATGTTTAGCCAAATTATCTGACGCTCCATCTAATACGATAGACGGGTCTTGCTGAAATATCTTGGCAAGCTGGCGCACTAATGCGCGAGACAGGTCTGTCGCCACAACATAGTGTTGCAGATCGGTATATGTGTCCGGGTATCGGCTTTTAATTTTAGCCAAAGTATACGGCTCTTGGTTATAGTTGTAAAAGTCGATCGCCATGCGCGTAATTGCGCGCCGCTGTGAATCGTCTTGCATTATACTCGCCGCTTTTGCTCTGCGTATTAAATCTAAGTTCATGCTACATCCCACGGTGTTTGTTCTTGTTTTACCAATGCGTCAACAACGATTATATTGCGCATTGCATCAGAAATATGTGTAAGCATTGTGTTATTTGGTTTCATGATAGCACCAGACGCATCGGTGACCACCTGCTCAAGATCGTTAATCAAGTTATTACAGCTTGGATCGATGTGGATAGCGTTATGCGCAAATGCGCCATTGGCTATATTGAGCGATCTGCGTTGCGTTATGCCGTGTCGATACCGGACATCAAAGCCTGTGCGCTTCAGTATTTCTATATCGCTTGCATCAGAAGATGTCTTGCGCGCAATCCCGGTAGGATCAGGATAGCAGCGCAATACGCGATTAGGATAGTCTTCTGCCAGCAAATCTGCCAGCAGATATGTGTTGGCGTTCAAAAGATAATATTCAGCAAAGAAGAAGTAGTGTGTGCGCCCGTCAATTTCTCGGGTATAGCACAAAGCCGCCGTCATCGGATTAACATTAAAATCGATCCCTACAAGGATCATATCGCCAAGATCTGGTTCCGGCACGGCATGAACATGAATAGCGCGTTTGAACGCGTAATGTGCTGCCATGTTGTTTAGATTAACGAATTGCCCACCAATATACGCCATAGCCATCTGTTCATCATAAGTAGACAGCAAATCATTAATGTATTCGGCGGGAAGATATTTATTTGATCGCGTATCGGCATGAATGACGGATGTGCCCGGATTCGGATTCTTCTTCAGTACATCGTAACAGGTAGAAAAGCCTTCCGGCGACGATACCATAAACAATTGAGCATCTTTGCGCCCACGCAAACGCTCTCTTGCCCGGCGGATAGCGGTTTTGCCTTTCGCCAAATCAAGCGTATCAATTTCATCAAAACCAAAATCTGTGAACGAAAAGCCCTTAATCCGCTCCGGATGGAACGCAGACACAATCTTGACTTGACCCTGCTCAGTTTTAATCGTAAGCTCTGATTTGTTTTCTACGTATTTGATTCCAGCCATCTCTAACATATCGCAATACGGATAGAAAAACAGTTCTTTCGCGTCTCCGTAGGAAGGATAACCGATCCCCACGTTTGATTTACCGGTTGCGCCCGGTCGGCTAATGTGGCAGATGAAGGTCTTGGCAAGAAATGCCGCAGTCTTGCCAGAGCCGAGCCCGCCGATCAATCCAAGCGTTCTGCTCCAATCATTAAGAAACTGCCATTGATGCGGCAAATAATGATCTTCACAAAAGTTAATCTTCATTTGATTCCGCCAGCCGCGCTGGGCGCATGTATATTTCTGGTTTGTTGTGATCTTGCGCTTGTGGCTCGTCTGCCGGCCTCTCGATATATCCGCGCTTCTTGCCTTTGCATTTCAGAAAGAAAATGATAGCAGATAACTCACCATTATTAACAGCCGTGAATAGCTTGGACTCAGCAAGGTCAAGCGATATGTTATTAATCTCGGCAACGGCCTCGCAATAGGCAGGATCGGATTTGAGCCAGTTGTAATGTTGCCGCCTGCTGATGCCTACCTTCTGAGCGGCAGTGGTCACCACGCCAAGAGACTTTTCAAGCGCCTCCAGCATTTGGCTTTTTTTAAGTGTGAAGTCTGGAGATGGATCAATTGGCGCTTTCTTAGGATCAAGCACGATGCGCGGTCTGCCTACTGGTTTCTTTGGCTTGTCTTTTTTGGTCGTAGCCATTTTATTTGTCCCACGGCATGCCAATGCCGAAGTGTCCCCATGCTGCTGTTTTTTCATAATCAATATTGCGAAGCCCAAGCGAATCGATAATTTCTTTTGGTGTCAAGCCGTAGTATGAAATGTCAATATGATTTCCATCGGCAATGCACTCAGTCATTACCGGATCAGGAACGCCGATTGCATAGGCAAGCGAAACGATAACTTCTTTTGCGTTATTCTGGCGCAAGATATCGACGGCAATTTTTCTTGCCATATATGCAGCAGAGCGATCCACCTTGGTGGGGTCTTTTCCGCTAAATGCGCCGCCGCCAATTGGTGTTCTGGTCCCGTAGTTGTCTATGGCAAGTTTCCTGCCAGTTACGCCAGAATCAGCGTTTAGTCCACCAATTTTCCAATCCCCGACCTGCACATTATCCCGGAGAACAAATTCCTTTTGCTGTTCCTGGGTGAGATCTGTGGCGGCGATCGTCCACTCGTCCGGGATGTCTTTCATGCCAAGCTTTCTAATGGCTGCGAGCCGCTGATTTCCGCCCAAAACATACATGGTCTCTGGATCGTAAACTATTGGGCGTAACTTCATCATCTCGGGGAGTGATTCGATTGAGCGCATAAGTTTTTCAAGCTTGTCTTTGCTAC